TTAGGAAGCCATCGCCTGGGGAACAGGCAAGAAACCCCGCTTCACCTCCGCATGGAAGACCGAGAGGACGGCTTCGACATCGGCCGCCGCCGTGGTCGGATGAGCTGCCGCAGCCATGCGCAGAGCCGAGCAGATTTCGTACTCACGGTCGATGCAGGCTTGGACATGGCCGGCGATGGCATCACCCATGGCCATGATGGTCGCCGCGTCAAAGTCCTGGAATTCGCCCGGTCCCGTCTTCCAGCGCCGGACCAGCGTCGGAGCCTTTTCGGCCAGCCGGTAGGCGCCGTTGACGAGCGTCTTGGTGCGGTCGTCGCTTGGGCAGGCGCCGCCGCCCGGCAGCGGCGCGCCAGCGATCTCCTTCCGCCACCGCAGTTCGCCAACCCGCTCGAAGAGCTGGCCCAACAGATATGCGATGGATGGAGGGGCCACCGATCCGTCAGACCGAAGCTCGTAGGCGTAATCAGCGAAAGCGATCATATCGCTGGTCAATTCGACCCATTGGACTTCGGCCGGAAAGCGTCCGCCCGCCGGGTTGTTCGTCGAGAACTCCGCCAAGCGGCCGTTCTGAACACGTGCCCATTTGCTCATTGCTCAGCTCTCCTTATTGACCGACGACAATTTCGGAACCGACGCCCCAGCTGACGCGCAACCCGCCGTCAGCGCCCTTGGAACTACCCCAGTTGTAGCCACCGGCCCCACCGCCGCAGACACCACCAGGGCCATTCAACTCGTAGCTGGCATGGTTGCCACCAGAGCCTGCCTGCCCATTCAAGAACCCCGACGCGCCCGATGCTCCCTTCCCGTACAGGCCGACACCACCGCCGCCCCATCCCGGTCCGCCTGAGCCCACACAACCTCCACCCGACGCGCCGCCGCCCGTTCCTGCAAAGCCGCGCTCGCCGGCGTTGCTGTACTCGGTGCCTGTAACGTCGCCACCCCGGCCACCATCACCGTCATAGCCAGCGGCACCACCACCACCTGCGCCGTGATAGGTGGTCGAGAATAACTTGCCATTGCCGCCGCGCCCTCCCTTGCCGCCGCTGCCACCAAGGCCATCGCCGCCCGCACCACCGGTCAGACCGTTGCCCGCTTGGCCGCCATAGGCCGTGAAGTGGGTTCCAAAGCTCGTGCTTCCGCCGGCCGCCTTGAACGCACCGCCGGTCCCGACAGTGACCTGGATCTGCTGACCAGGAACGACGGAGATTTTGTTTTTCCAACGCAAACCGCCGCCGCCGCCGCCACCCGCGTCAGATCCGCCCCCGCCGCCACCGACGCCAGTGGCGTGCACCTCATAAACATCGGGCGGCACCGTGAAGACGAACGTGCCCGACGTCAGGAAGAGCTGTTCGCCGAAAGCCGCGATGGTCTTGAAGGAAAGCCAGGGACTCCAGGCGCTGGTACCGCCCAAGGCACCAACGTGCAGCACCTGCGCGTGGTAGGTGACACCGATGGAGAGCACGCCGCTGGGCACGGTGTAGCTTGTCAGCGCCGTGGCGTTCTGGCCGCTGTCGTAGATCACCGACGCCGGATCGGCCGCCGTCGCGATCCGCCAGCGCGAAGCGGCATGGGTTTCAGGTCCGCCGGTTGCCGCAAAGGCGCCGCTGGTCAGCGTCGGCGTCACGCCCACCGACGTGCCGACCGCCGGGCTGGTGATCGTCGGAGCGGACACAGTGATGAAAGTCGCGGCCGTCATGAATGTGCCGGCTTGCGACGCCGCCGACCATTCCCCATCGGCATCCTGATCGAACACCCGCCAGTAATAGAGCGTCGAGACTTGAAGGGTGCCGAACGGTACCGTGAAGCTCACCGCCGGGGCGGGCACGGTGACGTCCAGCACCAAGACGGTGAAACCGTCGTCGGTGGCAATTTGGAACCGACGCGCCGCCTGCGCTACACCATAGAGCGAATAATAAGGAGAGCCCGTCAGCGTCGGCGCTCCGCCCACGCCTGTCGCCCCATTGGCCGGCGCGGTGTTTATGGGCCGACGCACCAGAGCGGATGCCGACAACAGGCGAATCGCCTCGGTCAGCTGGCCGTGATCGCCCGCCTCCAAGGTCAGTCCGGCTGCCTCGATGGGGTGCGCCAGGGTTTCCTGCACCCGGTTGAACCATCCGGCGTCAAGCGCGGTGGCTTGCTCGCCGGTCGCGGGGTTGCCCGCCTTAAAGCCGTGTTTGCCGTCGCCGAACAGGCTTTCGGCACGCGTCGGTGTGTCGATGCGTTGCATCGGTGCGCTCCCATCACAGGATCGTTGTCATGATCGTCACCGCCGAACCGGCCTTGCGCCGGATCACGGTGAGGCTTTGCGCGCCATCGGCGGTGGTGGACTGAACCTCGTAGTCCACGCCGGGGACGAGCAGGCGATAGACCGGGCGTAGCGCCATCATCTGGACGTCGGCGACCTCCCACGGATAACCGTCCGGGGGGGAGGACGCGGCGAGGAGACGCCACCAGAGGTGCGCTCCGACGTCCAGCAAATCGATGGTCATGGTGAGGTTCGGACCAGCTTGACCGTCCGTCTTCGGACAGGTCGTCCACGCCACACCGTCGTCGGAATACTGCGGCAGAAAACCGGTCAGCGGCATGCCTCGCCCTTGCCGCAGGGCGATGCGGCGGATGCTCTGCGGTGTCGCGAAGCGCTGTCCGATCCAGGCGACCCCGTCCACGGCGGCGCCGGTCTGCAGCGATGCCCAGAGCGTGTCCGACCGGCCGTCGAAGGCACTCTCCGCGCTGTTTTGCGAATCGAGGCCGCTCCCGCCCGAGATTGCCCCTTCAGGCGTGGCGAGCGTGGCGGAGTGGGCGGCGGTCAACTCGCGAACGCTCACCACCTCGCGGCCGGTGACGACCGCCGCGCCCCCTTGCGACAGCGTGGCAACGGACTGCTGGGGGATGCCGGCCTGCGGCATGACGAAATCTCCTTCATCCTCGTCCGGACGTTCCGGACGCGGGACCGTGCCGTACCCGAAAAACACATGGGCGTGGGCGGGCTGCACACGGCGGACGGCGCATTCCAGCACCGGCCGCCCCCAGGCGCGCACCGCCGACGTACAAGGGCTGCCAGCGTCGAAATCGGCCAGCCCACCGTCGTCCGGAACGCTGAGCAGCCAAGCGAAGCGCCACGGGTCCGGGTTGATGGCGTCGGTGCAGCGGCTGTCCACCCGGAACGGGCGGAACTCCGTCACCGTGGCGTCCGGGAAACCGACGGCCGCCGCCAACTCCTGGAAATAGCGGCGTGACTGGCCGCCCCGCGCGGTGAGCCGCCCGACCAGGGCCGACCGCCGCTCGCCGAGCGTCAGGCGCGTGCCGGCGGTGCAACTGTCCGGCAGGCCGGCGAAGGCCTCCCACGCCGGCAGCAGTTCCGCCGTCGTGCGCGGGTCCGCCTCGTCGATCAGGCGAAGCGTTCGGGCGTGCAGGCGGGCCAACCCGTCGGCAGCGCCGCGCAGCAGGTTGTCGTCCTCGGGCCACGCCGGGCCGACCGGTCGAAGGCCCAGCAGCAGGCCGTAGTAATCGCCGGCGGTGGCCTGCATCACGGTACTCCCGGTCATGGCATCCCCCATCACGGCACCCATGTGATCGCGCCGGGCACGGCGATGTGGCCGGCGGACGCCACCACTTCGGCAAGCGGCGCGATCAGCTCGTGACGAAACTCACCGGCGGCCGAACTGATCGCCTCGCGAAGGCGGGACAGGTGGAGCGTGCCGCCGGGTTCCGCCTCCCGCGCGACGAAGTCCCTTAGTTCGGCCTCGACCGCCTCGCGGACGGCGGTGCTGTCAGGCGACACCCGGATCGTCAGGTTCAACGGGTCGGGGATCGGGGCGAACACCACCGCTTCGCTCGTCACCGGGCGGCGCTCGTCGATGTAGGCCTGGACGGCGGCCACTTCGTCCGGCGTCGGGATGATGCTGACACGCCCGTCCATCACGAAAGCGATGCCGACCGTGCCGAGTCCCTGCCGGTGGCGGTACACCCAGGCACGGGTGACACCCGGCACCTCCAGCGCCCAGGCCTCATAATCGTGCCGGTTGCCGCCGTGGGGCGGCTGCCGCACACGGTCCTGAAGCCGGGCCAGGAGGTCGGCATCGGTCTCGGCGTCGGCACCGCCGGAAACCTCCACCACCGTGGCCACGCCCTGCGCCCCGGCGATGGGGCTGACAAGCTGAAGCCGCGCGCCGGCCGGCAGATTGCCGAGGGTCCCGGTGAACGCCGCTTCGACCTCGACCGAGGCCACCCCGCTCAAGGCGACCGCCTCGGCCGCGCTGCGGTAATCCCCGGCGCCGATCCGCTGCAGAACCGTTCCGGCGGGGATCACCGTGCCTTCGGCGGCCATCAGGGTGGTGAGGCCCGAGGCCGCCGTCGCCGGCTTGCGGGCGATGCCCCACCACGCCGCGTGCCGCTCCAGCACGTCGGTGTCGGCAGTCGGCGGCAGAATCTGGCGCGCGACGTAGTCAATGAAACCATAAAGGCTGTGGAGCGCGGCGGCCTGGACGCGCGCCTGCACCTCCAGATCCGAACGGCGCAGCACCTCGTCCTGGCTGAGGCGCGCCAAAAGGTCGGCGCGAACCTGCTCGACCAGCGTCGGCAGGGTCGGCCGGGCAAATCCGGTCTCAGGCATTCAGAACCTTCCACAGGTCGGAGAAACGGAGGTCTACCGGGCGGCCGTCATGGCGCCAGATGCGGCAGGACAGGGCCAGCCCATCGAGCCCGAAACGTTCGGCGGCGACCTCGACACGGGAGGCCACGCCGTCGGCCGTCAGCCAGGCCAGCGCCTCCTCGCCGTAGTAGCGAGCGCGGGCGATGGTCTCCTTCGTGAGCTTCGCCCGGCTGAGCAGCCACAGCCGGGACCCGATGCGGTCCCCCGGCACGGTGGCGTGGCTGTCGCCCCACCACCCGTACCGCTGGTCGGTGGGCAGCACGTCGTCGGGCTCGGCCCGGCGCCACGTGAACAGGCTGATGATGACGGCACGGTGCAGCGGGTCGGCCTGCGCGCGGGCAAGCGGGACCCGTTCCCCATCGATCACGATGGAGAGGTCAGAAGCGAAGTAGGTCATGGAGACACCATCAAAAAAGCCGCCCGGAGGGAGCGGCTTTGCATTGCGGAATCTAAAGACAAGAAACGGCTTACAGGCTCTCTTGCTTCGGGGTTCCTGACAGCGACCGCCATCAGTCACGCCATCACCATCATGTACGGAGCGCCCGCCAGAGCTATCCGCAGGTCGTCAACGAAGACCCCGATGGTGGAGATAGGTCGCCAGAACGCGCCGCCGCACATTTCCAGCCTCCCCTTCCTCGCTGTAGAAGAAATGGCCTGTGCCTGCTCCCAGTTGCGCGTTAAGCGTGGGCACCGCAAGAAGCAATTCGCCATAGGTCATGCCCGCATAGATCGGATCTCCGTACCTGACGAGGTCAATCACGATCAGGGAGCGAATTCGCCAGTCACCCTGTAACTCCGTCAGGAAGGAGGCTGAAATCGGACATCCGATGAGGACCAGATGATCAACCACCCCCGCGTGCTGCCGGGCGTACTTGATCGCCACCTGCGCGGCGACAAGCGAACCGTAGGAATAGCCGATCAGGTTGAACTGCCCCCCTGACGTGCCGTAATCCTCAATCCCCATGGGCATGCCCGGCGCTTCGCCCCGCCGCAGCAGTTCCACCCCGATTGCCGCGTCGACGATGCGGCGCGGCGCATCGCCCCAGTCGGGAGCGATTTCCCAGCGGTGACGGTTCCCAAGGGCGCAATTGCCGATCCCCGTCGCCCTCAGGGCGTGGAGCATGTTGGCCAGATAGTCCCCGGCCATGCCCGCGCCGCCGAAGAAGTAGGTGCCTTGGCGGGGGACGAGATCGGCATAGGTTGAGGTCTCCAGCGCCGCCAGCCGAAATCCTCTTCGGCCCGTCGTCGCGTGCCCGCAACTGGCGGCATGCCCTTCCCGGCACACCGGCAGCCCGGCCACCCGATACCATGCTTCGCCCTCGACCATGACCGGAGCGCCGTGTGCATCTTGGCCATGCCCTTCGACCGGATCACCTTCGACGACGATGGGTTGCCCATCGATACGGTACCATGGCGCAGCGCCGGCACGCTGGACGCCTCCCGCGACGTCAAGGCTTCTGACGGCCAGACCGAAGCTCATCGCTTTACAGCCTCGTAGTCGCCGGTCTGCACCACGTGGCTGGCGCTGACCTCGATAATCCTGCCGCCGGCCTGAAGCCGGATGTCGTTCTCGGCGACGACATGCAGGTCACGGCACGCAATCTCCACGACGCGGCCCCGCCGCATCACCACCCGATGCCCACCGCCCTGATCTTCATCGGTGAAGATCGCGACCTCGCCCGGCTGCAACGAAGCTATTCGGTAGCGCCGGTCCGCGACCACAAGCGCGATGCCATGACTGCGGTCGCCGCCGAGAAAGCCGACAGCGGCTTCCGCGCCCGGATGCGGATGCGACGTAAAGCCATAAGGCTCGAAATGTTCGACCCCGTCCTTGGTTTCCCCGGCCAGCAGGTTAACCTGAACCACCTGCATCCTGCCGGCCTCGACCGCGGTGACGATCGCGCGGGACAGCATCATCTGGATACAGCGCTTCAGCGGCGCGACCAGCCTTCCGAAATCACCGGCGTCCATCAGTTGACCTCCACCTTGGGCGTACCGAGGGTTTCCTCCGCCCTGTTCTTGCCCTTGGGTTTGCTGAGCCTCAGATCGTACGCCTCTCTGGGAGCCACCGTCAGAGTGGCGATGGTGCCGAGGTCCGACAGGCCGTAGGTCACCTCGGTGATGAGGAAGTCATCATCGAAGCCGATGATCGGGTCCTTCACGCGCACCAGCTGGTTCGGCACCCAGAGCTTTCCGTCCGCCTGCCGCCAGCCCTGCACGGTGTAGACGGCCTGACGGCTCCTGCCGTATCGGAACGCCTGCTCCCAATTCACCCGTTCGCGGGCGGCGTTGTGGTCCGGCTGTCCGTCCATGACGATGACGAGAGGACGGAGCCGCTTGACGGTCAGGTCGATGTGAGTCTCCTCGACCCGCGACCAGTCGCCTCCGCCGGGCCGTTGCCCCTTGACGGTGTACTTGGAATACAGCTGCGCTGCGTCGAGTGCAGCCTTGCCGGTCAGAATGTTTCGGCCGACCACAAGATCGGTCGAGGCCGTCTCCGAACCGGCCCGCGTCAGGACCAGTCGTCCCTCCGCGTCATCGGTGGACAGCAACGAGCGCAGCCGGAGCAGGCGGTCGATGCTCTCGAACACCGTCTCGCCCTGCTGCAGCTGGTGATCGGGTATCAAATCCTCGATCTTGGCCTTATCGTCCACATCGATTTTGAAGGGCTTGACGAGGGCCTCCACGATCCCCTTGATCGTGCGATCCTTCCACTGCCCGGGCTCTTGGTCGGCCGAACAGTCCACCAGATCGCCGGTCTTGCTCCGTCCCTTCACGGCAACGGTCACCGCGTCCTTGTCGTAGATGATCGGCGTGCTGTCCACATACCCGGTCAGCACCAGATCCGTCCCGATGTAGACCTTGCACTCATCACCGGGGGCGACGCGGCGCACCTCGTCCGAACCGGGCCAGCGGTGGGTGACGGAGAGCTTGAAATCACGGGCTTGCCGATCGATGCCGGCGGTGATGCTGACGGATTTCCATCCGCTGTAGTCGGCACCGCCGACAACCAGATGGACACGGCTATCGACGTCTTTCATGACAGCACCGTAAGTGGGCGAACCGGAACGAAGCCGGGGTGCCGGACCCGGTTTCGCGTGACGATTTCCCCGGCTCGCCCGGCGTCCTCGTAAAGGTCGTAGGCGAGAACGACGGCGGGCTGGACGGTCTTGGGGGTGACGGTGGAAAGCCGCGCGGCCCCGGCCGCCCGCGCAGTGATGCCGTTGACCACCGCCGCGCGCAGGTCGGTCAGCGCCCGGAACAGCGGATCGGGGACATCCGGCCGCGCCGCTTCGGCGTCGATCAGTTCGGCCAGTTCATCGCGAGCCTGGATGGCGTCGTCATGCACCGGCCAGTCCTCCGCCGCGACCACGCGGGCCGCCTGAACCAGGGCGGCACGACGGAACAGGGCGGCGATGGCCTCGCGGTTGGCGGCTTGCTGCCGGCGCGACGGCGTGACCGGCCATGCCGGGGTGGTCTCGGCCGCGGGGGCGTAGGAGACGATGCGGGCCAGCGGCGCCAGGATCGGCGGGGCCGTCGTGCCGCCGGCCCCATAGCCGCGCCCGATCGGCGCCGTGACGTATCCGCCCGCCGCACCTCCGGCGGAGAGCGCCACCCCATTCACGGCGGCGATGTCCGTCGCGGAGATGCCGGCCGCCTCGGCGGCGGCCCGGCTTGCCGCGTCACTGCCGAGTGCCGCGAACAGCCCCATGACGAGGATGGCGAAGGCCTCCGGATCGCCAAGCAGGGCACGGAGCCTTTCCAGCAGGCGCAGCAGAAGCAGCGCCCAGCCGGCGTTGTAGGGAGCGACGGTCGGGTGCGTCCGCTCCACCACCCCCGTCAGATTCCGGCCGGCGCTGCCCAGGACGTGGTCGGGAAATCCGAAAATCCGGAAGCTGCGCGAGAAATCACCGATCGACAGGGATTGCAGCGCATCCAGCCGAAGCCACAGGAGGGCGGGCATGTCCTTCGTCACCGACGGCAGTTCGAGGTCCTTCGCCTCGACGAAGCTCATCGAGAAGCGGCACATGCCGCCCTCGTCCTTGCTGTGGGTGACTTTGCATTCCCCCTTGGCCAACACCATCATGGGGCCGTAGTGGGGATGCACCAGACAGCCTGGCCCCGGCGCTTCGAGCGCGCCCAGCAGCAGGTCCCGGAGGGTCATGTAGCCCGGCCCGATGACGTAGCCGGTGATGGTGAACTTGCGGGCGGCCCGGCCCAAATCCTCGGCGTAGGGCTTGTCGCGCTGCGGGTACTCGTGAAGTTGAACACGCCGTCCCACGATCAGGTCGTCGCGCTCGACATAAAAGGGAACGCCACGGAAGAAGGCAGGCAGGAGATTGTCGATCCACGGGATCATGTCAGGTCCCCATCGCGAGCGAGCGGTATCCGACGTGGACCTTGCTCTCCACGTCCGGTTGGTTGGTCTTGAGGGGCTCCACGCACAGACCCGGCGGCGCGCCCTCGAATGAGACCGTCATTTCGCCGGTCAGCGTCACGGCACGGTCGCCCGCCGCCAGAACGGGACTAACGGCGGGCGCGGCCGGCATGCCGGCCGCGTGAGGGCGCCCAGGCGCACCCGGCGTACTCTCCCCCCCCGATGCCCCCGCGGCTTCCAACGCTCCGCCGAGGCGGGCAGCCACCGCCAGGGCTTGCGTGTCGTGCCCCCAAGCCGGCAAGGTCAGGGCGACGTTACGCAGCATGCCGGCCACCGCCCCACCCGGCTCAAGGCCGGGGAACCCGTGAAGGCGATCGCTCCGGCGATCGCGGGCGTCCCCTGTGGGAAGGCCGGACGGGCGCTCCGTCAGTCGGTCGGAGACCGCCTTGACGGCTTTCCATCGGGTGCCGAGCCAAGAGGAAGGCATTCCCGCAGTGTCGTAAATCCGTCCCCCGGCCCAACCCGTTTTCAGGCCACCGGCGCGGTCCGATCGGTGCGAAGCAAGGGTGAACCGGACCGGTCCCGAATTCCGCCAAGCAACAGCCTCTGTATGCTCGACGCTTCCGCCCAAGGACCCCGGCGAAATGAAGGGCATCGGGCTGGTCACCCGATCCCCCTTGATCATCGGAACCGCTTTCGAACCGTTGAACAGCTTGATGGTCTTGCGGTCCGCCACTCCGTTCAGCACCGCCCGGCCGCCCTGCGGGCGGACGACTTCCTTTGAACCGGCAGGCAGCCGGTGCTGGCCGAGCGTCCCAATGATCGCGGGCACCGTCATCGCGGTCGCGGGGTTCACCGTCGGCATCGCTTGGGTAAGCGCCATGGCGCTGCCGCCGAGGCTCCCGAATGACTCGGCCTTGTTTTCCCTACCTCCCAAAACGCGCCCGAGGAGCGGCACAACGGCCCCAGCCTCTTCGTTCGTGATGCCACCAAGTTTCGTGACACCGAGTTTCGGAACGCCGGGCGGGCGACCGCCCTCCGGACGCGCTCTGACGGGGGACGTCATTTTCGGCGCATTCCCGGTGGAGGTGGCCGGCTTGGCCGCCACAACCGAAGCCGCCGCCGTGCCGGTGCCCGGAAGGTGTCTCAATCGGCCGAGTGTCTCGTCCCCCAGCCGCGCGAAAGCCATGGGAATGGAGAGCTCCTCGCCCTTCCCAGCAATCGCAGTCCCCGTCTCGGCACCGGCCGCCGGTATCATCGCGTGCTGAGCGCCAAGGGAAAAAGCCGGTTCGATGCCGACCTCGCCGACCAGTTTACCCATCCGGCCGAGGGCGCGGCTGATCGCCTTCATCGGTCCGGTGACCTTGTCCACCACCGAAATGATGGGCTTGAGGTTGAATGCGGTCATCGTCACCCTCGCGGAAAGAAAGGCGGCACAAGAAAAAGGGCGGCCTGTTCAGCCGCCCTGCGCCCGCTTCAGCTCTTCGCCGATGCGCGCGGTCTGCGCCTCGAAGAGCAGCAGGTCCGAGATGGTCAGGCGACGCATTTCGGACGGCGGCATCTTCCAAGCCCACGCCACGTCGAAGAAACGTTCGATCAGTCCTCGCCGTCCGGGACCGGGGTCGCATCCCCCTCCCCGAAAAAAGGGAGGATCGCCATCATGCAGGCGTTGAAGTCGGACGCCGACATGGACTTGACCGACGACGGCGGGATGTTGCCCAGGCGCGCGATGTACTTGGCGATGACACCGGCCAGGGGGGTGAAGGTGCCCTGCCCGTCGCCGGACATCTGCAACGGATAGCCGCAGACGATGATGTCGTCGCCATCGGGCTCGCGGAAGACCAGCGTCCTCACCTCGTCGCCGTGCGCCTTGATGGGCCTTTTCAGCGTGACCTCGTTCCGGACGGCTTCGACCATCACGTCATCTCCTCGCACTTCATGCCTTCGAAGGTGACGGCGACCTGCCCTTCGTCGGCGTCCAACTCATGCCCTGCCTTGGTCCAGGCGTTGCGCAGGACGTAGGTCTTGCCGTTGGCCAGCTCGGCAGTAATGGTGGCGTCGGTGATGGAGCGCAGCACCTCCAGCGACAGGCCGCCGGTGTCTGTGATGTTCGCCGTGATGGACGGCACGCGCGGCTTCTCCTTGTAGCCGTGCACGCCGTCGAGACCGGCCACGCCCTCGCGCTGGACGTCGTCGGGCGAGACCTTCAGGCCGCCCCGCAGGGCGTACTGGTTGCCGTCCACCTTGAGGTAGCAGACGCCCGCGATGGTTCGTTCCATGGATTCAGGCCCTCCTTAGGCCGAGTACTGGAGGCGGAACTGCGCCAGCACCGCGAAGACGCGGAGCTGGTTCACGAGGTCCGGCGGGTACAGGACGTTGATGCGGTTGGGGTCGGTCGGGTCGCGCTCGACCACCAGCGCGGCCTTGAAGGCCGGCATGTTCTCCACCAGACCCAACTGCTCCATCGCCGAATACTCGGCGATCAGCTCCGCCTTGATGATCTTCGGCGTGACGATGGCCTGCCCATCGCCGAACCGCGTGCCGTCGCTCGCCAGCTTGTGCCGGGGGAACTTGGTCGTGATGGCGTTGCGCATGCGCCGCAGGATGGTGGCGAGCGTGAAAAGCGTCTCCACGTCCAGGTAGGACGGGTCCAGCTGGCCGAAGGCGTTGGTCTGGTAGGTCGTGATGGCCCGTTCGATGCGCACGATGCCGTCGGTGCCCGTCATGTGCGTGGCGATGCCGTCGAACAGCAGGATCTGCCGCTCCGCCAGGGTGAAGCGGCTGGACATCGGGGCGGCCAGAACACCCACCAGCGGCAGCGTCTGGAGCGGTCGGGCCGGGTCGATGCGCAAGCTCTTGGCCGCCTGTGCGGCGAGCGCGGCGGCCCACTCCCACGGCGGCGTCGGGCTGTCGCTGTAGCCCAGCACCGTGGCGTGCGGGTCGTTGCGCCCGTTGCCGAAGGTGGACAGGGCCGACACCGTGCCGCGCTTGGCGCCGAAGACGTGGCCGTAGATCTGCTTCGACCACGCCCAGCGGCCGGTCTGGCCGTCCATCGCCTGCTTGAGCGCGTCCAGCGACGCCGTGTCCGTGTAGGGCGTGGCGATGAAGTCGAACGGCTCGTCACCCAGCGCGGCCAGCCCGGCAGCCAGCGACGGATTGGCCGTGCCGCCGGCCATGGCGACGAACGTGACACCGACGCCGGTCGGCAGAGCCTCGCCACCGGCGGTCCCCCGGTAGTTCAGTCGCACGTCGATGTCGTTGCCGGCCGCCCCCTTGTTCTTGGCGGTCAGGGTCACCGTGGCGCTCACTGCGGCGGCGGTGACGGGCAGGTCCGCCGAGGCGTTGATGGTGGCGGCCAGAGCGGTGGCGGCCGTCGCGGCGGCGGCACCCGACGCCACGCCCTGCCGGACCAGCTGACCGGCAATGTAGAGGGACAGCGTGCCGGCGGCGGTGGCGGTACCGGTCAGCGTAATGGTGCCGGTGGCGGCCACCGCCGCACCGTCATCGGCCAGCGGCAGACACCACAGCCCGCCGAAGTCATCGTTGGCGCGATAGGCCGCGACCATGCGCGCCAGCAGGGAGCCGGCCCCGAACAGGCCGCGCGCCTGATCGACACCCGACACCAGGACGGGGATGCCGGCGGCGGCGGTGCCGGCGGGCAGCATCTGACCGATCAGAAGCGCCCGCTGATCCTGCACGAAATAGCCGGCCTGGCTGGAATCCACCTCGGCATAGAACAGCGGCACCCGGATGTTGGCCGGGATGTTGGAAAAGCTGACGGCCATGGATCAGGACCCCTTCTTAGGGACGTTGGGCTTCGGCGCGGCGGGCATCGCCTCTTCGACATCGCCGTCCTGGAGACGGCGCATCCAGTACTGGTCTTGGGAAACCTCGCGCCCGACAGCAGGCAAAGGCTCTCCGGTGGCCGGGTCGCGCACGAGCAACCCGGCCTTGGGCTTCACGAACATGTGTGCCTCTCAGGTCGTGGGAATGGGGAAGGTGCCGCCCGCCTCCGGGCGCCCGTCGGGGCCGGGGCTGGCGAGGTTGGGGTCGGACGGGTCAATGGCGTCCACGCCGACGTGGGCGCTGGCGAAGGCATCGGCAACGATCGGTTCCCAGACGGTCCGGAACGTCACACCGATGCCGATCAGGGCGGTGAGCAGCGTCGCCTCGCCCTGGTTGATGACGGAGATGCGGGTCCTGATGCTGGCGATCCGCTCGAACCGGCGGACCCAATCGGGACTGGTGAGCAGGCGGTTGAGGATCGCCTCGCACAGGCGGTCCAGCGCATTCTCGCAATCCGCCGGATTGGCCGTGTCGACGTGCATCCTCGCATCGATCAGGATCGTGAGATCGTGCGCGAACTGCGGAACGCCGATCCCGCTGGCGGTCATGCCCTCATCATCGATGTGGACGAGGATGAGCGGATAGACCGGATCGCCCGGCGGCATGAGGCGGGTCGCGTACACCCGCGCGCCGGCCGTGGTTGCGTCCTTCAGCAAGTCGACCGTGGCCGACCGCGCGTCTTCTCGTGGCAGTGTCATGAGCCAAACGGCCTTCGGAAACGCATTGGGCGGCCCGAAGGCCGCCCAATGCGGGGTGGTGATGGAGTCGATCATCTCCGGATCGGGTTTTTGGCCCCTGGCGAGACATCAAAATGCCAATCAGGAAGCATCGCTTTACAAAGATGAAGATCACCGAAAATGAAAAAACCTCGCACCGGTGTTACCGTGCGAGGTTTTGCAAACACCCAACTTGGGCGGTGAGAAATGTCTACCCCTTTTTTCAGGATGTTGTCAACCTCTTTTCTTTGCGCCATGGCTGCACCGATGCCAGAAAGCCGGTAACACGGTGGTCGCGCAGCGTCACATCCAGCAGTTCACCAAGCAGCCGCATCATGCCAGCATGCCATTCGGCGTAGGTCTCGTTGACGGCCCGGATTTCCTCCAAGCTCGGCTCCGCGATCACCGGGCACCACCGGGAGAGAACCTGACGCCGGCCATCTTCAGCGTGGCGAAAGAAAAATCCGCGCTCCGCCCGTTCAATGAGGCTGCGGCCACGGCGGTCCAAAATCGAACGGCCCGCCGCCACCCAGGCGTGAGCGATGTCCGACTGCTCCGGCGTATCCTCCCACTCACCCACAATCTTGCAGCTGTTCCCCCGGCCGGCCCCGGAGTCCGCTGGCAAGCCGATCAGCCGATACTCCCCGGTCTCGAAATCCGGTCGCTCTCCGATCCGGGCGTAATGCAGCACCAGACCACGGCGGCGGCGGTCCTTCAGGCGGTTGACCGCCGCCATCACCGCTTCGGCGTCGGGGTGCATGCGGGCAGAGATGCCGCGCGCGTGACCACCCCCGTCAACCCGCACGCCAACCGCCGCGATTTGCGCAATTCGAGCGCAACTGTCCGTGCCCCAGCTGGTCGGCTCCATGCCCGCCAGCAGACGACCGCCTTGGCGGATTGACTGGTGAGCCGCGCGCTCGGCGGAATGCAGGGAGACGCCGTCATTGTCGGCCTTCTGGTCGCGGATCGCCCAGACGGTCAGCGCTTCAAGGTCCACGGCCTTGCGTCGTCGCGGCGACACAACATCGGGAGTGGTGGCTTCCTTCAGCATCTCAGGTCTCCTCCATGGCAGCGCGCGGTGGATATCCGACGAGCATTCATTCCAATTGGAATATCATAAATCCATTCGGATTGGCAATAATGCGGAATGATCGGCATGGACATGCTCATGCCGGCTGGTATGATGCGGCCCCGTGGACAAGGGAGACTGCGCGCATGAGCGCTTTGCGGAAGGCACGGGAGAACGCCGGCCTAAGCCAGGAAAGGCTTGCGGAGTTGGCCGGCACGTCTCAGCCGCAGATCAACAAGCTGGAACACGGGCAGCGGAAGCTGACGCTCGATTGGGCGGTCCGCTTGGCGCCCCATCTGGGCATTCACCCCGAGGCCCTGCTGGGCGGCCCCAGCCAACCCGCGCAGCCCCATGCCGGCACCATACCGTCCGGCATGCCCCGGACGCCCATGGGGACGCCCATGGCCGCGCCCGCCTACGCCCAAATGCCGGTGCGCTCCGCCTGCCGGGGCGGCATCGACCAGGAAATGTTCCTGGAAGATGGGCCGATCGACTGGATCGCCAAGCCCGACTACCTGAAGAACGCCCGCGATCCTTACGCCATGTATGTGGTGGGCGAGAGCATGATGCCGCGCTTCCGGCCGGCGCAGCTCCTACACGTCAACCCGCACAAGCCACCGGCACCGGGCAGCGGCGTCGTGGTCGTGAAACGCAGCAAAGCCGTGCTGATCAAGGAATTCGTCCGCCGCACCCAGGACGGCGGCGTGGTGCTGCACGAGTACCAGCCCATGGACCGCGAATTCACCGTGCCGGCGGAAGAACTGGACGCCATGCACACCGTCGTCGGCCTGCAGGAGCCGTAA